ACAGAAGCAACGATGCGCTTCCATTTGCTGGGGTCAGACTTAACAGCAGTGCTCATAGTTGCCCCAGCAGTGCCGACTCGGCGGCTCTACGCTTGACCAGACCGGGCAGTACTTTGCCGCCACCGCGCACCCACAGGGCCAACTGCTCTTTGGCCCCTTCCCAGTCCTGCTCGTCAATCTTACGCCGCAGGGTGCTGCCGCGATACCGGGCCACGCCAAGATTGTAAGCAAAGTCGGCCATAGCACCAAGGGCTTTGGGGTAAGCAATCAAGCTCGGCGAGGCCTTCAAAACCCCTGCCAGATAGTTTGTTTGTAGCTCAGACAACAACCACTCGTCCGCAATCTCCTTGGTGATCTCGGGGTGCTCCATCGTCACCTTGGTGCCGTCTGGCTTGAAGACGGTCCCATAGCCAATCGTTGGGTAGCCCGCTGGGCAGATGTACGGCTTCAGCCGCAGCCCTTCAAAGGGCCGACACAGAGTAGCAGCAATGTCTACCGCCTCACTTACTGGACCGCTCATACACCCGTCCGACAAACCAGAAGGAGATGATCATGTTGAAGACGGCAAGGTCGTCTGCGCCCCACATCGTGACCAGCACCTCCTTCCAGTTGCCGTTTTGGTCCATGGCGATCAGGAAGGCAGCAATCTTCACAGAGGCGTACAGGGCCAGGAAGGAGTAGGTGACCATCGGGCGCACCAGCGCTGAGATCGCGGAGACAAACCACCCGGCATTCTTGGCGGTCTCGGACTGCTCCTTGAACGCCTGGGCCATCGTGTCCATCTCGGCCATCGTCATCTGAGCTTCGACCTGCCGCATGGCGATCTCACCACGGATCTTGGCAAATTCCATCTCGGCTTCAACCATGCGAAGCTCATGCGCCCGTTCATTCTTCTTGTCAAAGAGTTTGAACACCTCTGGCGCAAGGCGCAGGATACCCCCAAACAAACCACCGATTAGCGACTCAAACATCACTTAGCCCCTTTGATACGTTCGCGCTCTTCAAGCAGCCTGACCTTAACCTGAAGCTCGTTGATGTGCGTCATCAGTTGCTCTTTGAGGATGGCACGCTTCTCAGCAGAGATTGGACTATCAGTTGGCACGCCGGTAGATGTGATGAGCGCAGGCATGGAACCTTCGATCTTGGTCAGACGCTCAGAGAAAGAGTTCACCTGCCCGAGCAGCCACGCCAAAGATGCAACCACAATTGGTATGACTGCCTTTAAGACGTCTGCCCAGTTCATGTTCATTCCTTACGGCGCATCATTAACTGCGCCACCAAAGATGGAACCGAGAAGGCCCCCGCCGAGGATGTCAAGCATGAACAGGCTCCTTCACTGTAGCGGCAATGATGGCCGTGGATGTGTCCCGGTCGATGGTCAAGTAGCCTTGGCAGCAGATGTTGTAGTCCACGCCGTTTGCGTCTTTTTCGCTTTTGACCGGCACGGTGAGGTCCAAGTTCTTGAAAAGGTACTCTTTACCGTTCTCAAACACCCGCCACACATGCTCCGTGCTGCCGCGCCCCTGCTCACCTCGCGTCTTGTTGAAGCGAATGTGGTACTTGTTCATATGACTTCCGCTGCGGGAGGCGTATTGCAAACCTGCGGAGCTTGGATTGCTACCAAGTTGAAATGCACAAACTTGATCGGCGTATCAGCCGCGTGACGCGTGAACGAGTGCATCAGCCACGAATTGGCAAAGATCATCATGCCCGGTTTGGGCGTGAAATTGATCATCTTGCTGGCAGCGGTTGCCACGTTCATGTCTTGCTCGGGCAGATCAATCTGCACCTTAGCCGCACGAGGATCGTGGAACACAACTCGGGAGCAGTTTTCTGGCGTCTCAAGGAAGTAGAAACCCACGATCTGTGAGCCGTTTCCGTGAACGTGCGCGTCCATCGCGGAGTGCTTGTGGTGCTCCTGCGTCCACATCTCGGTGAACTGCACCGCCTTGTCTTGCATGGCGTAGCCCTGATCGTTCAGGATGTTCCAAGCAGTGGCACCCACAAACTCAGTGAACGCAGCCATGCGGGGGTCGCCGAAGTAGCTGCCCGTCATGTACAGAGGGTAAATCTCGTTCAGGGCCTGTTCCTTGCGGACTACGGCCAGCGCCTCTTCCGACACTTGGCTTACCGTCTCCAAGAAGTCGGGGCGGTCGATCAGGTAGATCGGGCAAGGGAAGTGGTGTGCGACTTGAAGCTGGGTTTGTTTAACAACTTCAGCAACTGACTCGGCGGCTTTGCACACCTCTATCATGGCGTTACCTCCACCCAGTTCCAAGCGAAGAAATCAAACTTGTAGTTGCCAACAGGGCGGACGGGGGTGTCTTTCCAGTTGCTGTCTGCGCCGCACCAGAAAGTCATGATGCGTTGCTCCAGTTTGGCCTGATCGGGTGCTGGACGAGGTATTGGGGGCTGCATTGTGCAGGTGGCTTCGTCCAAAGCCCAAGCCGACCAGTTAGAAGCTTGCGGACGCAAGTTAAACGCAGTGATGACAGCCTGTTGCTTGGTTGTCTTCTCTTCCGGTGTCATCGGGCGCAAAGCCCACACATCAGTCCACACACCGTTTACTTTTTCGTAAACAGATTCTTGGCTTTCCAGCACTTCGTACACCCCTGGGACAGGGCGCTCAACCCGAATAAACGGTTCCCAGTGTGCTGGTACTGCGCCAAACGCCTGAATAAGGTTGTCTTCAAACGCAGGATGATTTTTCACCGTGCCGTTTTCAATTTCAATATAGAGGTTCATTACGGATTACCTGCACAAGTTGAGGGAAACGAGCGAGTATTTCCCGGCCAGATAATGCGGACTGCGCCTACACCACCGCAGGCGGAAGTGTTGCTATTAGAAGCGTATGCGCCGCCGCCGCCCCCGCCATATGACCCGCCTGCCGATCTAGTTCCGGCACCACCGCCACTTCCTCCACTCCCATTCGTATTAAAAGATCCGCCGCAGCCGGAAGCACCTTGACCCAAAATCCCTACACCGCCGCCGCTACGAGATCCGCAAGAATTACAATTACTGCCTCCTCCTCCTCCTCCTCCGCCGCCGCTACCGCTACTGCCAGCGCTGGAGCCTCCAGCGCCTCCATTGCCAGAATATCCAGCAGCGCCACCGCCACCAGATTGGCCACGGGTACCATTAGGTGGACTACTCCCCCCGTTGTTACCTCCGGTATAAGTACCGCTTGGAATCCCGCCTGCTGCGCTTGCACCAGCTGTAGCACCCCCTCCTCCGCCTCCAGCAGTTGTTTGTAAGCACGCGACAGTTATACGAGACAAATTTCCAGGATTACCTGCGACAAGACAGCCACTGCCACCAGTTACAGATGTCCCACCGCTACCAACAACAACTGTATAAGAGTTACCGGGGGTTACAGTGATGTTGTTTCTGTAAGCCAATCCACCTCCCCCCCCGCCAGAGGCTTGGTTCCCAGCACCACAGCAAGAAAGAAGACCCCGTCCACCACTGCCACCCCCACCTACAGCTACAACTGATATAGAAGTTACACCCGTAGGCGCAAGCCAAGAATAAGTTCCAGAAGATGTATAAGATTGGGACCCCGGAGGCGTACCAAAACTTCTCTGGTTCATGTACACCGCTTGTTGCGCGCCGCTCATGTCAACCCGCTCCCGGAAATAAGCCAAGTGGTTGAAGTCATCTTGATCGCTGTGGCTGACCCATACTGGGCCAAACTTCTTGACCCGGTAGTGCCCGCAGAACTTAGATACATGGTGTCCGTGGTGATCGCAATCGTCACGACCTGGGACGTCATGTTGATAAACGTGATCGCTGTGCCGATGGGGTACGCAACAGAACTGTTGGCCGGGATGGTGAAAGTTCTTGCGTTTGCGTCCGTTGACGGGTGGAAGATGTGCTTACCGGCATCTGCAAGCACCAGCGTGTAAGCAGCGGACTGGCTGTTTTGAGGAATGCTCCTGAACCCAACAGTGTTCGTGCCGTCTGCCGTGCAGTTGGACAAGTCTCCGCTTGTCGGGGTTCCAAGCACAGGGGTCACCAGAGTGGGGCTGGTGGATAGAACGGTGTTGCCCGAGCCAGTAGAAGTTGTGACCCCCGTACCGCCATTCGCTACAGGCAAAGTCCCCGTCACTCCTGTAGACAGGGGGATATTTGTCAGAGTATTGCTTGCACCGCTGATCGTTTTGTTGGTCAGCGTGTTGGTGCTGGTCGCCGTCAGGACGTTACTGGGCGTGATGATGTTTGAAAGGTTTGCCATGCTTTACTCCGGCTGAGTGGGCCAAGTCACATTCCACGGGAACCCGGCCTGTGCAGTGATGTCTCGCAGTGCTTGGCGGTACACCGCCCATGCGGCTTTGTCCACAGGGGCGTCGGCCACTTGGGTCCAGTCGGAGTCCTTGAGTTTCTGGTTGCGGTCTGTGCGTACCGCCTTGGCCTGCTCGGCGTCTTTCTGAGCCTTGTACGCCGCTTCTTGCTCGGCAGCGGTGGCATCTTCGGTGTCTGTGAAAACAGGGCCAAGGATGTGCTTGGTGTACCACTTGCCGTCGATCTGCTCAACACCAGAAGGCATAGAGAACTGATAGACCGTACCGCCTGATGCCTGCGGGCCTTCAAACACCGGGTCAGCGCCCAGCGCCTCCAGCACCTCGTCCGTGGTGCGGTCCCAAGTGGGGCCACCGTTGGCCTTCTGGTAAGCGCGGAACTCGCCCTCCAGCATCACTGCGCCTGTGGCGCGAAGTCTGATTTGCATTTAAGCCTCTACTTTCATTTTGCAGTTGTCATTGTGCCAACGGTTTACCACGTTGACGGATACTTCTTT